AACCGTTATAGGCCCAGCACTCATTGCGTTATTTGAGCTACTAATACTGTAGTTGCTCGATATCGTGTGTGCCATTTCGTATAGACCTTTAGTAGTAGTATTAGCGTCAGTATCTAGTGTTCCCCAACTTGCATTGGTAGCATCAGTGGTCAGGTATTTGCCTGAATGTCCAGACTGACTAGGCAAGGCATCCACAGCATCCCAACTCAGTGAACCCGCAGTACTCCCTGCTTTAAGAAACTTTCCATTATTAGAAGTAGTAGTAGCTGGTACATGCAAATTACCATCACCTGTTGGGTGAGTGTAAGCAGTAATCTCTGTCCATGCTGATCCACTATAATGATACAACTTGTTAACAGTTGTATTGAAATAGAGGTCACCTTCATTTAATGAAGTAGTTGGTGCGCTAGATGCGATTCTATAGACATTAGCAAATGAATTAACAGCCGCTATATTCGTAGCCGTTGTATTAACATTAGCAATATCTGATGACACAGTAGCCATATTGGTAACATTAGCACTTGTACCAAGTGTGTTCATAGCTGTGACATTAGCACTTGTACCAAGTGTGTTCATATCACTCACACAATCACTAGTTGCAAGTGTATTCATATCACTTACACAATCACTAGTTCCAAGTGTGTTCATATCTGCTACACAATCGCTAGTACCTAGTGTACCCATTACTGTAACATTAGCACTAGTACCAAGTGTACCCATTGCAGTTACATTAGCACTAGTAGCCAGTGTGTTCATATCTGTAACGATATCACTCGTAGCTAGTGTGTTCATATCTGAAACGATATCACTAGTAGCTAGTATATTCATATCTGCAACGATAGCACTAGTTCCAAGTGTGTTCATATCGCTGACACAATCGCTAGTACCTAGTAAAGCCATACTAGCTACATTAGCACTAGTTGCTAACAGGTTCATATCAGTGACAATATCACTCGTTGCAAGTGTATTTAAGTCACTAATGATATCACTTGTAGCCAGTGCATTCATATCACTAATTACATCAGCATTTGCAAGTGTATTCATATCTGCAACGATATCACTTGTTGCAAGTGTATTCATATCACTTACACAATCACTTGTACCAAGTGTATTCATATCTGAAATACAATCACTAGTACCTAGTAAAGCCATTGAGGCTACATTAGCACTAGTAGCTAGTAGATTCATATCTGTAACGATATCACTCGTAGCTAGTGTATTCATATCACTGATTACATCGGCCACAGCTAATGTATTAATGTCAGCGATATTGTTTTCTAATACTTGAATGTCAGCAATATTAGTAGCTACTGTCGATGTATCTGTAGGGGAAGTAAGAAGATCCGCAGTTGTAGTGCCTACTTGAATAGTAATGGCAGTGCTTGTAGCGGGTGCGGTGTCAAACACAATCGAGTTATTGATGACTGTATAATCATCTTTACTTGTTACTGACTGTGAACCGCCTGAAGGGGTTTGGAATACCTTTACGTGATCATCGGAGATAATCCTAAAGCCTATGCTATAGGCAGTAGTAGTACCATCTCCTGTAAACGCTTTATCTGAAACCATGTTAAATCCCTATATTTACTTAGACTGTTCTTGATTTAGTTGTGAAGTTGCCCTTAAGATTCGAACTATCTAGACAGAACCCTGAAGCATCTTTACTTAAGACTGTTATTGTTGTTTTACTTGTTTCTCCCATTACTACAGCTTTGTCTGCTGTTGATGTGTGACTTAGTGTACCAACATCTACTTTGATCTTTTGTACACTACTTGGTCTAGTCTGCACTTGGTAGCTACGTATTTGTAATCTACCTTGTTTGTCATCCACCTTCACATCACCACCTGTTCTGAATCCCCATTCACTCAGTTTTATTTCACTTGAGTAAGTAGTAGTATTTCCAGTCAACTCTGCATCCACATAGCTCACACTTGTATAGTCAGACTTGGCTAGAGAAACCTTGCTCATCTTTGTTACACTACTACCTGAGACAGTTATGTTGTAAATTACATACAACTCATCTCCGATACATCTAATATTAGTAATAGCTATTGTACTACTGAATGTCCATTTGTGCCATGCACTCTGGGCTTTTTTATCACCTTCCCAACTCTGATTGTACACATATATAGTAGATGTATCATCACTACTTAGTACAAACAGCATATCGTACTTAGCACTTACTTCCATGTCTACTGCATTCTTAGGAATGTAGTCACTAATGTGTGCACTAATGTCAAAAGCTAAGTTGTCTACTGAGTCAGGTACATTGTAATATTCACGTACCTGTGTACTTGATCCTTTGTTAACACTAAAGTAAGTATTAGGCCCAATAGGTACTGGCTTAGTCTTAGGATTCATCTGATACACAGTTGATTGACTAATAGTAGCTGTGTCAGGCTTTAACTCATCACTTGACGATAAAATATACTGAGCATTAGTGCCAAATAAAAGCAAGTTAGACTTAAAAGGAACTGCATACTTCAAGTAAGCTACCTGATTAGTGTCTACAGCTACATCAATAGGATCAGTAGCAAGTAAATCAGTTACTGTTGTCCTGAAGAAGTTCTCATAAATACCCAACTCACTCATAATGATGGAATCATCACTAATCACACCTAGTCTGTTCCTGTAAAAGAATACATCTTCAATCGTATTCCCTACAAAGCTAGGCATCATATTACTAAAGTCATCTCCTACTTTACGATCAGTGTATGCAAATGTACCAAATGTAAAGTTAGTCAATGAGTTACGTATAAGAGTATGAGGCATTGTCGTAGCATCTACTCCTACTTTAATACCACTAGCTATTGATTCTTTCCACGTACCATCTGTATATGTAGTCCAGAAGCCTTCGAAGTTGTTCTTCTCATCTCCTGTAATCTTGATTAAAGTGTCTGTACCATCATAACTACCCATGTCTTCAGGTAGATCCTGAATCTTTGATATGTAACCCCACCATCCTTCTGATGCTTGGTTACCCCATGAGTCTGACACTTCCCATGTACCTGCATTATTCTTAAGCTGTCTTAATACACTTCCTGAGTTAGTAGCATTGCTTAAGTCACCTGCTAGTGTATTAGCTACTGTCAGTGAGTTCTTACCATAGGCATTAGCTCCACTTGTACTAGCCGCTTCAGTATCAGTAGGACGTAATGCAGTTGTGCTTCCATCATAAACTTTGTACTGATATGTACTTGCTTGCTGATTGTCAATACCACCATATGCAACATAGCTACGCTTAACCCAATAGTAAGCATACTTCTTATGCAATACAGTTGAGCTACTATTTCCATGTGTATACGTACCTGACTCAGCTACTGTCTTTGTTTTGTTAACAATAAAAGTAGTATCACCAATAGTAGTAGCACTAAAGCTATCTCTAGGTACTGCTCCTGATGCAAGTGTAAGGTATGACACACTGGTTTCTGAATCTACAAGAGTGCCATCTAGTTTGTACACATACCATGCACCACTAATAATAGCAATTACATAAGACTCTAAACCATCTCCTCTACTGTACGAATAAATATAAGGATCTAACCCATTTAATGCTGTGAGTGCTCCTATGTGTACAAGAGGATTTCTTCTCCTTGTACCATCAGTAAAAGACAGTGTACAGTTCTTCATATCTTCTACTTGTGATTCATGTCTAGACTCTACTGCTTGTTTGCTTACCCCATTGACAAAGGATGGAATCGTTTGATTAACTTCACTCATCCTACAGTCCTGCCGGGTTACGTGATCTAGTCATTGGTCTATTTGTTGCACCATCGTCGAAGATTGAGTAATCACCTAGTCTCATTTCTTCATTCAACAGTGTAGCAGTTGATCGTTGTATGTCTTCACGCAGTAGTTTAATGGTGCTATCTACACCAATAACTCGTGAATACAGTTTCTCTTTAGCTATGTCTACTATAACTACCTGAGCGTGACTAGGTAGATCGTCAAAGTCAATGTCCCATATGACATCTACTTCTACTGTTTCAGTAAACACAAAGTCGTGTTCCGCTCTATTGTACAGCTTGTTGTCTTTTACAATGTAGTCAGATGAAGCAGATGTTGCATCTACAGATAAGGCTCCATATGGAATAATGATCTCATCACTAGTATTCGGCCTAAGCTCCCACTGTGTGTCAGTATTGAATATAAATCCTCGACTAAGTAACTCTACTTTAGCCTCATCCAAGAATGTGTCAGACAGTTCAGCCTCATAGATACCAGTAATAGGAGTACTACTTCCTAGTGGTCGTTCACCTATTGTAACTAGACAAATATTAATTGCTTCATTTAACTTCTTCATTGATATCTATCCCTTGTTCACACACACAAGTTTACTACTACTTATAAGTAAACCCGGAGGTGAAAAAAAAGGGTGCTCCTCAATTAAGAAGAACACCCTAATGACGCAATCACTCTATTTCATACTTATTATGTACATATGTGAGTGATTACACTAACTTACGTCTTGCTGAATCTCTGACAACAACCAGCGTTCAAGACTCCTTCGCCCATAGCATAGCTAGAGACTAACAGCGTACCCAATTTCTCAGGAACATAGTTAGCTTCAGATACGATATCGAGCAACTTAACAACACCAACAGCGGCAGGGGTAAACATATAGCCCCAGTTACCACTCGAAATGTTATTACTAACTAGAATACGAACACCAGCAATCTTGAAGACATTACCGGAATCAATACCACCATTGTTACTAGTCCAATCACGGTTAACCGCTTTACTAGACTGTACAATGTTGTAGTATGCTTCTGGATTTACAACACATACACGCTCACCAGTAACATCTTTCTCATCGAACCTAGTCTGTGCATCAAACATGGCATCAACGAATTCGTCAGTACTAAGAGCAGAACCAAGATCGAAATCAGCGTTAATAGCTGGCTGACCTGTCTTAGGAGTTGCGCCTTCACATGCGTCAAGCTGTGCTACTACTGCTTGGTCAACTTTCTTAGCAAGAATGTTACCAATTTCAGTAGAATACTGACCACGTACTTCGTAATGACTCATTGCTTCCTGCATGTCATCTACAAACACAGATGCATACCTACGAGCAGTGATAGTAATTACCTGTTCAGCCGCCGCAATCGTGGACGGTACAATGTCCTGACCGGGAGTATGAACAGTGGTAGCAGACAAGTTACCAATTACTGGGAACTGTGCTGACTTACCTGAGTCGATGGATCGTACATTTACTAAAGGAAGGAAGACGTTATTCGTTGAGAATGCAGTCAGAACTTCCCCGGAAAACACCTTCAATGCAATATCAGTACCTGACGTATTGATAATACCAGTGGTGGTGTTGGGTGCCCATGCGGCACCAGTAGGGTTACCTAATGCGTAATTCGCCATTTTATTATTATTTTACTTATGTATAGTTTTAGTTTTTATTTACCTCATGTGTAGTAATTGGTATCCTAAACAGGGTGTCCTCGGACTCTTATTCAGGGCATTTATACATATGTAAGTATCTTACTTAAGTGCATCCACTCTAAAAACTGGACTTGCCAATCTTAGACTGCACTTTTGCTCTATAGCGAGCATCAGATTTATAGTCAGGGTGCTGAATGTCTCGCATCATGTCTGACTTAGTTTCATATCCACTAGTCGCTGTTGATGTCTGACCACTTAACCTACTACTACCAATCTGTTGAGGGTTAGCCATTTTGAATCTACTGTGTAGACCTTGTACAGCAAACCTAGCTGAGTCTTCATTGTCAAGTGTACTATTGAACGCTTTCTGTTCACTAGAACTCAGATTAGTACTAGCCCACTCAATCATACTATTGTATTCTGCTTCTCCACCTACATCAGATTGGATACGGTCTGCAAATGTATTCTGCATAGCCGTTTGTCCAGCAATGTATTGATCAACAGCACTACGTGGTATGCCTGCTTGTTCTAGTTTCTTAAATGAGTCTTCGCTTAGTCCACCCTGTGTATCATACTCAGATTCTAGGGATGCAAAGTCTAACCCTGCCGCTTCTACTGCACTCTCTGCTTCATTAGTCTCAACTGGTGCGGTGTCTTCCTCAGAAGGCGCATCTGCTTTGCCTAACTTAGACTGTAATTCAGTATAAGCCTTTTCTAATTCTTCTACATTCTTGTACTTGCCTGCTAGTAATTTCTCACCATCTTCAGGCTTTGGTTCAGTGCCAATAGTATTTGCTTTCTCAGCATCAGTCTGTAGTGTTTCCTTTAGACTTTCGTTGCTTTTGTCTACTACGTCCACCATCGCTTGATCGTGTTCGCTTAGTTTTACTTCCTGTTGCTCTGTGCTTTCTATTTCCAGTGACATCTGTAGTCTCCTTAGTTTCTGAAACTGTGTCTACATCTGTGTAAACAGTTATCGTGACTTCCCCCACTTACTACTACTCCTATTTTCACTTATAAGTAAGCATCGTAAAAAGTAAGTAACTTAACTCATAAGTTGTTGAGCACCCATTGCACCTGCCTGAGCACCACCAGACTGAGCCGCACTATCTAGTCCAATCTGCTGACTCTGTGCCAACTGTGCTTGCTGTGCTTCTTGAGCTTTCTGCTCTGGGTCTTTAATGATTCCAGTAATGTCTACTCCTAATGATGTAGCAATGCGATCAATAACTGCATCTACATTTGTATTCTGAGCAAAGATTTCTGGGCCTAATAGCTGTTGCAATGTCTGTGCAAACATAACTAACTTATTGTAGTCATGTCCTCTACCTAGTGCCTCAAGACCAGTAACAATAACTGGTTCGACAAGTCCTTCAGGTAGTTTGGTTTTACTATCTTTAAGAATAATCTTAACTAGTGGCAACTGTAGTTCTTGACTTAAGATTGAGTAGATACCACCAAGAGCATCCTCAAGTTCACCAGCAACAAGTCTAATTTCTTCTGCTGTTACTCGTTCTGCATCTCTACGTGCACCTTCTGTTAACAAGAAAGCCGCCGCTAGTCTCTGTTGCAACTGTTGACTAAGCTCAAAAGCAATCTGTAGATCAGTTGTCTTCTGAACCTGTAGGGTGGTTACATCATTTGCGCGACCTTGAACAAAGTCACCTGATTTAGCACGAGCTAGATCCTTAGCTCTAGTAGTAGCAGTAGGATCAACCATAAACACGATCTTACTACTAGCCGCCGCACTTTCTACCATTGCCTGAGCAAGGGCTTCTAAGCTACGTAAATCTCCAATATATTGTTCTACTAATCCTCTACCATAGTCTTCACCATTGATAGCTGTCCATCTTAAAGCTAGGAATGGTACATCTTCAGGCTTAAGTACTCCTTCTGTACCATTAACCATCTCTTCAGCAACTTCTTGGTACGTATGATAATTACCATCTTCCATCACTTTGATACATGTGTACAGATCTGTTTCTTCTTCTTCTAGCTTTAACTCTGGTAGATCACTTGGATGAATAGTTTCTCGTACAATAATTTCAATGACCTTACCTAGTGCATTACGCTTAACTACATACTCTTCGAGATTATAAACACGTAACTGACCTTCATCAAGTCTAAGTAGTGCATTACCAGTTCCTATAAGTAACTTTAATCCTTCAAATAAAGGAACACGATAGGCTTTCTTTTCGATATATGTATAGACTTCCTTCTCGAATAGAGCTAGACTTTTATCTAGTTCCATCTTCTGTGCATCATCCAAGATTGCAATCTCTTCTTTGTCAGGCATAAGCCTAAAGAAGGGAGCATTAGGAGGAAGTAAAGTAAGTAGTAATTTACTTGCTAAATGATTAATCGCTCTACTGCCTAGAGACTGGTAAGGAGTCTTAAGAGTATCCTGTTCCTTGTGTCCCTGCTTGGTTAAGAGGGACGGAATGGTTAGTTCTGCACACGCTCGTGCACGATCTAAAACTGTAGTCTTGTTTGTTTCTAGTTTACTCCACCTAGTCTTTAAGGTGGTCTCCATTTCACTAGCCATTAACCATACCCCTTGTTAACACCAGTATTTGTACCAGCGTTCTTGGCATTACTGGTAATAGCTAATTTACTAGTCTTACCTTTTGTTTTCTTTTTAACCTCATCAGGTTTAAACACAATAGCTTCAGCTAATTCTGTCTTAGCTGGTGCTGGAGCTTGCTGTCTATATGTTGTAGGTGAACCACCCATTACGTTCCTCCTGTATTAGTGCCTGTCCCTTTAGCATTAACTCTAAGGCGTTTAGGAGCATCAGGTGTGTGCTTAATAGAAGGCGCGGCTGGTTGTACTTTAGTTTTAGCATCCACTAGTGGCATGTGTGACTCTGCTTTAAAAGGGTCTTTAGACTTAAATGGAAGCAGAGCCTTTGGATTAAAGGTAGTACCACCCATATTTAGGCTCCTTTATTTACACCAGTAGCACTACCACTAGGACTCAAGGGAACCTGTAGTCTTTTCTTGCCTTCCTTAATAGCCTTTAGTTTCTTTTCTTTAGCTTCGGAGTCATCTGCTCCGGGTTCAAAGATAGCTTCTTCTACTGGCTGGGCTGGTGCAGGGGCTGGTGGTGCAGGGGGTGGTGCGGGTACGCTTGGACTTCCTCCCATATTAGGGTTCTCCTTTCTGTTGTAGCTGTTTAAGTAGTCGTATTAATTCGATTACTCCTGCTTTCCTACCTAATTCATAAGGGCTTAGTTGTCCTAATTCCTGTATAGGGAAGATGTCTGGGTAATTAATGTCTAGCACTTTAAGTAAGTCGCTAGAATGAGTAGGAATAGTTTCCATATTATAATGTCCTTTTACTTTTAGAAATTGAATGGATTGTCTAAGTCTTTGATTACCTTAACTTTCTCAGGAAACTGCACACACATCATAAATCCCTCATCTGTCTCTTGACATACACGTAAAATGTTACTTTCTGTATCGTAAGCCCATCGTGCATCATCAAGTAAACACTCTGATTGAGCTATAGCTGGGTAAAAAGTAAGTAGTATCAATAGCCATGTAAACATTATTTGTTCCCCTTAATCTTAGGAAACTGTAACAAACTAAAGTCTCCTTTAACTCCACCTTTAGTGTACTCAGTGCTACGTGCTTCAAAGAAATTAGTGTGCACTACTGAGCTAAGTAGTTGATCTATCCACGGTAAAGGATTGTCAACAAACCAGTTAGCTTTAAGACCCAGTTGCATAAGCCTACGATCAGCTATGTACCTGATGTAATCTTTCATCTCTTCTGGTGTTAAGCCCTCAATGCCTCCCTTTTCAAATGCCATGTCAATGAAGTTGTCTTCAAGCTCAACCATATTCCTAGCAATTGTGTACAGATGTAACTTGAACTCGTCTGTCCACACTTCAGGATTCTCCGCAATCATAGTACGGAACACCTTGGTCATGCCTTCAATATGCTTAGTCTCATCCTTGATAGACCATTCTACTACTACTCCCATGTTCTTCATCTTACCAAAGCGTTGGAAGTTAAGTAGCATAGCGAATGAACTGAACAACTGTAGACCTTCTGTAAAGCCACTATATACAGCTATAGTTTTAGCAACTTCTTCTACACCACTGTACTTACTTGGATCAAAGCGATCAATGTAGTCATGCTTATTAGCCATCACTTCATATTGACTGAACTCACTGTAAATGTCTTCACTAAAGCCTAGTGTATCAGTCAGTAAAGAGTAAGCATCCATGTGAGTTGCTTCACGATTAGCAAAGGAACCCATCATCATACGTAACTCAGGGGCAGGGAATAGAGGTATCAACTTATCATAATATCCACTAGCTACATCACTGTCTGCTTGAGTAAATAGTAGTAGTATGTTACGAATAAGATGTTTCTCTTCTAAACTTAAACGAGTCTGCCAATCTTTTATGTCTTCATGCAGTGGAATCTCTTCACTAGTCCAGTGCATCTTCTCATGTTCTTTAAATGCTTCATAAGCCCACTCATAACTGAAGGGTTTGTAGCTGTCCCTGTGTTTAAATATTGTACTCATCATTAGCCCTCACATGCTAGACATTCATCATCAATTGGGATTACATTACGCTCAATCTGTACACCCACTGACTCTGCTCTACTGAGTGCTTCAGTTCTAAGATAGTACAGTGACTTAAGCTCAGTCATTCCTTTCCAGTGTACCTTGTGTAGATATTCCCACTCTACTTCAGGAGGAAAGAACAAGTTAACACTCTGGCTTTGACATACATAGTCTTGACGATCCACAGCATGTTGTACAACCCAGTTCTGATTGATTTCAATAGCTGTTTTAAATACATCCCTTGTCCATTCAGGTAGCTCCACTAGGTGTTGTACAGATCCATTGTGGATAACTATAGACTGCCATGTTTCTTCTACTTTACCCGGATAGTACTCTGCTATTTCTTTATGAAGGTATCTATTTTTGACCAGAAAGGAACCACTAGCAGTCTTTTGTAAGAATGCATTAGCTTTCCAAGGTTCAATGCTAGGACTCGTATCAGTAAGAATACTGGAACTAGCGTTAGGAGCGATAGCAAGAAGATGAACATTCCTACGTTCAGTATCACTTGTTCCTTGAATGTCGTTTGGGATGCCTCGCTCTTCTGCCAATCTGATCGACGCTTCATGTGCTTGCTCCTTTATCTGTTTGAATATACGCCTGTTAACACTAATAGCTAAGGCTGACTCAAAAGGAATACCTCGCTTCTGAAGTAATGCATGAAACCCCATAGCTCCTATACCTATTGACCTCTCTTTGGTTGCACTATTGATAGCTCTCCAGTAGTCCTTTGTATCACTAGTAGTAATAAAGTATTCCAATACATTGTCTAAGAATCGTGTTAAGTCAGCAATAATATTAGTATCTTTCCATTCGTCATACTTTTCTAAATTAAGTGAGCTTAGACAACACACTGCTGTTCGCTCAGGAGTAGTAGGAAGCATGATCTCTGCACATAAATTACTACCATTCACACGTAGTCCTTTCTCTTTGTGTGCTATTGGTTGTAACTCGTGTACAACATCTTCATTCATTATGTAAGGCTCGCCTGTCTGGTGCCTTGTAACCAGTAGTGTCTTGTACAAATCTCTAGCACCAGTCTTGTCTACTACCTTGCCTGTTTCTGGTGCAACTAGATACCAGTCTGCATCATGTCGTACAGCATCAAGAAACTCCTGACTAATCACTACTCCATGATGAATATTTAATGCCTTACGATTGATGTCACCACCAGTAGCCTTGCGTATACCTATGAACTCAAGGATGTCTGGATGTGACACATGCATGTAAGCGGCATACGCTCCTCTGCGTGTAGTACCTTGATGGTATGCTAGTACATCTGCATCCTGTGTCTTGAGGAAGGGTATAACACCGGGACTCTTATCCGTATGCCCTCGGACACTAGACCAGTGTGCTCCTACCCCTCCTCCCGCTACACTAAGTAATCTAGACTCTAGTGTGTGTTCGTTTAGTCCTTTGATTGAATCATCTACATAGTTCAAGAAGCAACTAATAGGCAAGCCCTTTGTATTCTTCTTTGAGTTAGCTAGTACAGGTGTAGAGTAAGACATCCACAGCTTACTTACATAGTCATACATTCGTTGTGCCATCTGAGGACTATCACTAAACGTAATAGATGTCCTTGCAAAAGCATCTTGGGGTGACTCTCCTTCAATCAGGTATCTATCTTGCAGTGTTGCATGTGAAAAAGGACTAAGCAATGCGTCCCTTTGGTAATCAATATTTATAATTGCTGTACTACTTACTACTTTAGTCTCCATCTATTGGACTCCAGAGTTCTATGTTATCTGCTCCATCCCATTCATTCGGAGTGAGCATCCTTGCTACTCTCGCTTGCTGTAATGCATCCTCGTGTGTTAAGCCTTTACTTGCATACGTGTCCACGATTAATTCCCACGTAGTTCTCTGCTCTCCTAAGTGTGCACTGTCTGGATCTAAAATCCTTGCACACCTGACCTTACCTATGTTAGGACATCCTTTATAGCCATCACTTGTATCGCCAACTAGTACTTGTTCGTAGAACTTATACTCTGCTTCTTGTTCACTAATGTAATAGTTCTTTTGCTTTGAATAATTATAATGCTTTCCGGGTGCTTGGTCAAGGTCTTTATCGATGTGACATATCACCCACTTGGTAGGCTCGAACATGGTAAGCCATACACAGAAGTCATCTGCTTCTACATAGCAGGGAACATGTACATTGAATGTTTCATACACCCATCTCTTTAAAGGCATCAACAGTTCTAATTTAGTAGAAGGCTTCTTACGGTTCCACTTATAAGTAGAAAGTACATCATATCTAAAGTTAGTACTAGGACTAAGCACCAGTAAAGCTTCAGTACAACCTGTGTTTTCAAGTATCTCATCGATGTGCCTGCTTATGCCTATCTTTGCATCACGAATATTAAAGAACACACTAGTAACATCAGGTTCCCATTCAATAACATCTTGATTAATACTCGCGTACTTGTATATGATTGAGTCAGCATCGATGAGTGCTTTCACTTAATTATTCCTATAGCTGATAATAGTTGTCTACGTGTCTGCTTGCCTCGAAGTATTTTAATGTGCTTACCTCTAACAATAATAGTAGTAGGAAGTGATTTGACTCCATACTGAATAGCAATATCAGTAGCCGACTCATCATCAAGTGATATCTCTTGTATGTCCCAGTCAGCATGTAGATCCTTTACCACTCGATCCCAGACTGGTTGATAATCTTTACATGTTCCACACCATGACGCACTGAACTTCAATAGTCTATTCATTCTTTTTCTACTAGCCTAGGTTTACCACATTTGCACATGTCTACTCTGTACTTAAGCAACTCACTTGAGTCATAATCCTGCTCAATGTCAGCACTAATAGCCGCTGTCCTAGCTGACTCAATACCGGGAAGTAGTAGCTCAAGTGGAATCCTGTAACCTTTCTTGTTCAGGTAGTCCATATAGTTTTCAATGTTTACTTCCCACGCACTTGGGTTCACGGTTAAACGTGTAGCAAATACAAATTGATCATACTTTAAAGTAGGCATATCCCCATATAAATTATCACTTATTTCTCTCCCATCTCCTTTGCATGTATGCCTACTCAAGTTCATTGCCTAGTGTGTCATCGATCAACTTATCAAGATACCACCTAGCTTTCTTCAAGTCTTCTACACCATTCTTTTCTTTGTACCTAGTTACATACTTAACTACATTGCCTTCCATATAGTTCATGCCTTTACTTCTGATGTAGTCAATACATTCTATACCTTGCTTATAGTAAGGAGGATTGATTGATTCATCCTGATCTAATAGATTGTTAGCTAGATCCATAGAGCGATCATAAGAATCTTCCATCAATGACTTAGGCATGGGAGACTTTACATGCTTACTTGTTCTCACTTTGTCCCAATCATCTTGGGTTAAATCATTCAATCGTTTCTTGGTTGATTCCACATACTTGTTTAAGTTCTTTGCTTTATGTTCTTCATGTGTTATAGCATGTTCATGCTTCATACTAGCCTCTCCCCATTCAGTTACAAGTACTCCATCTTTACTAAGTACACGATAGATCATCTAGTGTGACTTAGACTTCAATTGATCCACAGTGTACCACTTAATGCAATCTAAAATAGCACACTTAGGATCTACCCACAATGTACCCTTGGGTATCTTACCCTTGTAATCTGGACTAGTGATAGGTTTCTTTTGATTAGCATCACACACAATACCAAACACTTCACTAATCATACTGTCTACATCATCTGAATCAAGAGTAGGGTAAGTATTCTCTAGATGATCCCTGACAATCTGATCCATAAACTCCAAGCATCCTGTAGACCAGTTCTTAAGTCTGATCCACCACTCCATGCTGTCAGTACTAGGTACACCTGCACTTAAGAACTTACATGTTGTGCCTTCTAGTACAAATCTAAAGTCAGCCTGTGCATCTAAATGATCTGCTAAGTCTGTAGCTACCATGAATTCATTAAGCTCTTCGACTAGCATACCTTCTTCTAGCTCACGATCGAACACAAGTCCATTACGATCCATGTTCCATTCTACTACTTCCTTCTTGTATGCATTCATCTTACCGTCTTCACATGATTCCTCTTCTACACTCATCATTCATCCTCCTGACTTAATTTATTTTCCCAGCCTGTACGCTTGGGAGCCTTTAGTGTTGGATCAATCTTTACTTTACTTTTACTAATAGTAATCTGTACATAGTCATCCGTAGCTAGACCACCCCAACTAGCAGACATTTCTGGATAGTACATCATGTTGTCATCAACTAGTATAGATCTCTTGGTCATGGAATCACACAAGAACTTACTGACTGGGAACTGAAAGTTGTCTATGTCTCTACGTCTTTTAGTTTTAAAGAAGAACTTAAAGTCAATCTTAACTGGGTGTGTGAATGGTTTAATATTTTGTAGCACTGGATCTAGTAGCTGATCATACACAGTCTTGGCATTGTTAAGCGTATGAAAGTACGCATTCCTGTACAAGTTAGCACTCAGTAATCTCATCACACCACCCTTGCCTTTGATTAAAGGAAAAGGAATATCAAAATGAACTGGTTTCATTATTCGCTCCTAAATTTTTCACCTATTTCTCAATGGGTATCCATCCACGTAAGACCTGACTTAGCCTCACCCTCTAAAGGTAGTCTCCATTTAAGTTGAGTAGTAATACTACTGAACGTATGCTCACAAATGCCTTTGACTTCATCCACTATATCATTACGAACTTCTAGTTGAATCTCATCGTGGATATTGCCTACAAATGCTACAGCATCCCCATACTTTTGTAAGTTCTGGTCGAGTAGTATAGCGTAATACTTCATCACATATGCACCAGCACTCTGTAACAATGTATTCAAAGCACTATGCTCACTTCGTATGTACAGTCTACGTCCTGTGATACCACGCAAGTAACCTATCTCTTGGTACTTACTTTGTACACTCTTTGTCAGCTTTGACAGTGCTGGGATACTGGTAAAGAACTTCTTCTTAAGCTGTTCACCTCGTTTACTACTGCCTCCTACTACTGCACCTAGCTTACCACTTCCAGCACCATACAGTAGTGCATAAATAAAAGTCTTAGCTTGATCACGAGTATCAAGACCTGCCATCTTCTGATTGTGAGTATGAATGTCTCCATTCAATAGCTCCCTACCATAGGCACCCTTGTCAAAGAATGCCATATAGTGTGCAAGCATTCTAAGCTCTAGACCACTAGCATCAACTCCTACAAGCTGATACCCTTCTGGTACAGTAAACAACTCCCTGCACTCTTTACCTTTAAAAGCTCTTCCACTTGGGACTTGAGCCAGATTTGGGGTACGATGTGTACAGCGACCTGAAACAGCACCAAGAATATCAAGCTCACCATGAATCCTCTGCCCTTCATCGACTAGTTTTAACCATGCGTTCTTACCTTCAATAATCATGCCAAGCACCTTCTGTAAGTCAAAGTACTTACTGAGTAGCTGGGCTTCCTTGTACGGCAGTTTACCTAATATAGTTGCATCAACTATTACATTACCTTTGTCTGTGTATTCCTTGGGCTTCCACCCATACATATGATGCAACCACTTGTATATATGCTTACGTGATCCAGCATTGAACTCAGTTAACTTGATAGGTGTGAACTCACCTACAGTCTGAACACGATTGCCTGTTACTTTACACGTAGAGTTACGAGGATACTTCTTGTACTCCTTGACTACACTACCAAAGTATAAAGGCTGGAACACTTCCTCTAGTTCACGTTCAATACTTTCCTTTTCTCTTTGCAACTCTACATGTAATCTTTGAGCACGTTTAGTATCGAAGTACCAACCCTTCTCTGTCTGCTTCTGAATAATAGTAGCAAACTTGTGCTCTAAACTTAATGCTTCACTGGGTACTTTGTACTTATAAGTAACTAAGTGTCTATAGAGTTTGTATGTACAAGCAACATCACGGTTACAGTACTTCAACATATCCGCAGTGAACATTTCCCAGCCGCCAGCATACTCTCCTTTAGGAAAGTCCATACGCTGACCCCATGCTTTAAGTGAATGACTTGTCTTCAGCTTGGGTTCTACCTTAGCGTGTAATGCTTCACGTTCTTCCAGATCATAGTACGCTAACTTGCTGTAGATCAGTGTGTCTACTATTTCACAATCAAGTTCTAAGTTGTATAGTTTCTTAAGTACTGGCAAGTCATAGCCAATAATATTATGACCTATAACTACATCAGCAGTCTGTAGTAGTAATGGTAGTCTGTGTATATTGTTGGGAACATACGAATGATACTCCCCCATCTCGTGATCGTAGACAACAGCACAATGTATCTTGGTGCACTCTTGTAGTAAGCCATCACATTCAATATCAAAAGTCAGTGTTTTCAAAAGAAGTCTCCTCACTTGGTGATAGCTCAATTCTACCTGTCTGCTTACTGTAAATCAAGGTGTCTGCTAAACCTAGTGATCCTGCGAACCTGTTCTTTAGTACACGTATCCTGATGACATCGCCTTGGTCTTCACTTTGTGCATTACGCTCTAGTCCTATTACACCATCACTTAATTGTGCGATACCGCCACTCCCTCTGAGCTGTCCGAGAGAAATTTGAGCACCATCTTCATGATTCTTATTGTCTCCTGTCCTACGCAAGTGACTGATGATTAGCATACCTATCTGTGTCTCTTCA